TGGCTACGACTTCTGCACCTGCTAAGACGTTTGGTGTTGTGACATTTCCTGCTGTAGAAATAGTCAAAGCATCGGTTGTTCCACCATTAACTGCAAAGCGAATTTGATTGGAAGTTGTTGTTCCAATAGCTAAGTCACCACTAGTAGCTGTTAAATAGACGTTGTTTGGTGCTGTAAATGCGCCTGTTCCTGTCCAGCCGCTACTATTCATACCAAAGTCACCATAATAGGTGCTTGCAGTAGTATTATTGTTTCCTACGACAACGTCAGAAGAAGCAGCATTACCAGAATTGGTATTTTGAATCTCCATCTGAATATATGTATTTTGACTAGATTGCATTGTCAAAATGTGGTTGTTATCGGTATAGCTTAATGTTCCGTAAGCAAATGCGCCTTGAGAAGATGACCCTGAAGTGGTTTGGTTAGCAATCCATTGACCAGTTGTAGCTGAAGCTGGAATACTCAATGTTACTGCGCCTGTAGATGCCGAGGCTGTAATCTGATTAGTTGTGCCTGTAATCGAAGTTACCGCAGAACTTGATAATGTTGCCCAAGAAGGTGCTGCACCTGTATTACCAACTAAAACTTGACCAGTAGTTCCAACAGCAGTTACGCCTACTGCACTTGTGGCATTTCCATAAACAACGCCATTAGCAGTTAAAGTCGTAGTACCTGTTCCGCCGTTTCCAACTGCTAAAGTTCCTGATAAAGATGACGTAGGAATTGTAGTAGAAGCAGTCATGGCTGACGTGCCATTGCCATAAACATAGCCAGTTAAAGTCGTAGCACCTGTACCGCCGTTAGCAGGAGCAAGGCTAGACCCAGTAGGACCAACAATACTTGTACCGTTGTTATAGATAGCTTCTTCTGATGGGTAAGTTACAAATACGTTCTGTGTGCCAGAGTTAAAATTTGTTAGCGTACCACCGTTTGAGGAAGACAAAACTGTAGTACGAGTAAGCGTATTTCCTGTAGACGTGTAACTGCCTATACCCACTTCCCAGTTTGCACCCGACTGGTCAGCAATGGTGTAGTAAGTAGTGTTTCCATTACCAACAGCAGCTGAGAATGTCTGATACCCAACGGTAGCTCCAAGGAGTGTGACTGTACCTGTACCAGGAGAAGTACAAGTCTCTAGTACCCGATCTTTTAGAATTAATCCCATGACTTATCTTCCCATTTTTCTTTAGACCAGCTATAACCTTTGTGAGATTTGCGGGTACCATTAATGCATTTTATGATATTAGCGTGTTGAAAACCAGCTTCTTTTAAAGCCTTCTCACCAATAAGGCGGATTATTTCACCAGTCTTAATATTAGTACCAACCCATACCCATTTTCGTTGTGCGGTGTTACCTGCGGCGTGGGTGTTGCCTATAGATCTTTCTCTAGCCGTTTGGCGTTGTTTTTCAGAAGCAGGTCTACCTACATTGTACTTATTGCCTTTATGAGTTTGACGAATTTTTTCTTTAAATTCTTCTGAATGAATTGATTTCCCAATAAGTTTTCTACGAAGCTTTTGTTTGGTTTCTGGGCGGCACTCAACGCCTTTATTCCAAGCAGGTCTACCAACTAAAGAATCAGAAATTTTTTGTTTGCAATCTTCAGTTAACGGTATTCCTTTGTTCCAAGCTGGTGTACCCTTTTTTGTTAAACTAATTTTTAATTTAGTTTCTTCCGACATTTCAATTCCAGAATTACCTTTGCCACCATCTGCAAGGTTACATAGTTTATGACCTAAATCACGAAAACAAGAAATCAAGAGACGTTCATGGTCTAAAGCTTCATCTTCAGTATCCCAATTAGCAAGTATTTGGACATCAGGTTTACCGTATTTATTTACAACATTATGCCAATGTATATTTCTTCCAGATTTTTTATATGCACGTTGTCCATTGCCTTTTCCAATATAGAATAGGCGTCCTTCAGGTGTGTAGTGCGCATATGTATAAAACATAAAAAATCCTTTTAAAACAAGGACTTATCCTTTACGAAGTTGCGGTGGTTGAATATGTGACAGTTACAGTATCACCTGACGTTGTAGCTTTAGCAACAGAGAAGTTACCTTCTGAATACAAAGTACCACCAGTATTACTTTGTGCGCTTGATGCGCCAGTACCCAATACTAAAAAGCAACCATAAACAGTACCGCCAGCACCAGTAATAGTATAAGTAATGCCAGTAGCAGTTGAAGATGTTACGTTTGACGGTGTAGAGCCAGTAGAAGTAGAAGAAGCAAATACTGCTGTTCCACGAACCGCTGAACCACCTACTGTGTAGTTAGTGAACTCTTTACTTGGCACAATTGTGCTCATTACGTCTGTTGCAGCTGGGGTTAAGGTAGCATTAGTCAAACCAAGGTAAGGACCAGTAACACTGTAAGAGCTACCTTTTAACAAGGTATCGAGCATTAACTGTTTGCCTACGGCTACGACTAAATTAGGAAACTCTTCTGTCCATTTAAGGTTGCCTTGTGCGTCACGGCACTCAACATGCCAATGGCCTTCAACACCAAGAACTTCATTTGTTCCTGTGTTTGCTTGTAATGATGCTACAGCGTTGTCACCGCAGCTTGCTAATTCTTTTTGCATATTAATCTCCAGAACTAATGATGTTAGCGCTTGTATAGCTACTAATTGATAAAATAGCAGACGTACTAGTCGCTGCTGGGAACTGCACTGTAAAGCTACTATTACAGGTCTTGTCAGACCCAAAATTTAACACAAAACACGCTGCTTTTGTTGTGTAATTGTAAACCAAAGCACCCCTAGCAGTAAAGTTAGCTGGGTTCCAAACAGCGTTTGCAAATGATATATATGCAGTGTTGTACTGATTATCTATGGTTGGCGTAACTGTAATAGTTAGCGGTATTCCACCAGCCGTGTACCCCGTGCCAGTAACTTCATTAACTGTTGTATACGCAGTGGTTGTTTGATCTAAATTAGCGTTGGCGTTATACAGAGCAATGTAGTAAGTGCCTGTGGTAAAGTTTTCATTGCCATTTAATAAATTCTGGGCAAAGGTAGTAGTAGATCCTTGAACAATAGACATTAAACACCTGCCCTGCTAACGTTAATCTTAAGTTGCCCGTCTCTGTAGGCGTCACCACGTTCAAGGCCATCACCAAGACGGCGTAATTGGTCAAGAGCCTCTTGATATTTTTGCTCATAGTAGCCAACCATATCAGCCTCGCCCTTCATAAAGATCATGGCTTCACGCATAGCGCCATAGAACAATACTGGGTCATAGTTATCACCCAACCAGCTTTGACCATTAGTGTTTGTAATTGCCGCTACTGAAATAGAGAATCCAGAGCCAGAGTTACCGATAGAAGTATTAGGTACTGTTAGGATATCGCCAACGACATAAAATTGACCGCCAAAAGTAATATTGCAAGACACAATAGTTTGACCAATAATCACAATATCAGCAATTGCACCATTACCAGAACCACCAGACAAAGTAACATTTTGATACACGCCGTTGGTATATAGCGACCCACCATTTAAACTACCTGTACCAGTAATTTGACCCTGAATAATAGTCGGCGGATAGTAATAATAATGCATTTCTACGGTATAGTTTTGATCTGGAGATGGTCCAAGAATCAAAGACATCTCGTTAATATTGCCATATTGTGATCCAAATAGCGCATAATACTGCGGTAGTCCAGTGCTAGTTGGGGTTGGATAGGCCTCACGAATGTAGTTAACATCTTTATTTAGCAAATAGCTATATCTACCTGTTGAATCAACTATTGCCACAGAATAATTTGATAGCCAATCATTTGGTAAAGATAAGTATTTATTATTAGCTGTTGCTGTGCCCGTTACATTTTTACGTAAAGCAGGTATTTGAACTGAGTTATATATACGAGTTTCAGCTTCCTGTACAAATACAGGAATATTAGCTACGAACAACTGTTCAGTGTTCTCGGCATAGGCTTGAATATTGTTATATAACTGGGCGTAATTCATACTTACTCTGCTTTAGGCTCTTCAGTTTGTGGCTCTTCTTTAGGAAGCTGTGTTGTTACTTGCGCACGTATTTTCATTAGTAACGAAAAAGCACCGGACTTAGTTGGTAATTCACCAAGTCCAGCTAATATGCCTTCTACTTCATTTAATGTTAAATCTAATTTAATTGGTAATTGTGGGTCCATTATCCTTGCTTTCCGCTGATTTTACGGCCTTTAGTTGCTGCACCGTAACCACGCATTTCTTTAACACCATATGGGTTATCTTGCTTGTAGCCTTTAGTATTATTACCTAAACTAATTTCAAGATCATTCAAGCTATTACCTTGGCTATGCACTTCACCTTGTGGGTTAGGGTTTTGCATTGGTTGCTTATAAACACCAATATCATTACCGCCACCGGCTGGATATACAAACCCAGTATATGCGCTAGCTTGTTTATTTTCTTTAGCGTGGCCCAATGGATATGGGTCAGTACCTGTTGCTTTAACAGTTTTGTTAGTAGCCATGATTACTCCTGATTTTTAGCACGAGCTAAGTTACGACCCATAGCTTTCATCATTTTTCCAAGCTTTTGTGGGCCATGTTTTGGGCCTTTTTCAACTCCCATTATTTTGCCATCATCGCCTAAATTTTTACCTTTTGTGCGACCAGTCTTAGTGACTCCGTCGGCTGCGCTTCTATATCCCATAATAAACTCCTAAGTTGTTGATACTGTTACTGTACCGATAGTTATAACCGGAATCAAGCTATTTGGTGTTAACGCCCGGTCAAAATAATTCGCTCCACCAACTGGGTTCCAAGCCCATTGAAACTGCCTACTACCATCGGTTGGATAACCAAAATCATCTACGTTATTAACGTTTGAATCATATGGATTAGTCTTTAAACCAGTTTGCCCACCCATGTAATAACTTATATCCGGTCTTGGCTCATGCACTGCTTGTGGGTCATTAACTGGATATAGGCCTAATTGTAACTGAGGATGGTCAGGATCCCAACAAGGTTTACAAACTTTTATCTTATATGGGTGTGTCTTAATTATCTCAGTTCTTAGTTCATGAAGCTTATAGCGTTGTGCGCATCTATCGCACTCTGCAATTGCCCATTTACCAGAAGCGTATTTAGTCGGCATTATCTATAGTAAAACAAGTTACGTGGCACAACTCGCAAAGACGCTTTTTCACGATCTTCTTCAGAAGCTAACGTCCATTGTTGTTCATAGTCGGCTTTAAGGCCAGCAATACGCATTGGGTCTGTGCCCTGTATCTTCATACTCAAATAGTACGCAAGGCCAGCTACCATGCAAGGAATAAACCGGAAAGGGATATCCTCAGTTGTTGTACCATCACCAGCATCTTGCAAACGACGCATACGATAGTAAACAAAAGTGTACTGATTACCAGGCGCATTAGGGGTAGGCCATACGTTAATACAAGGCAAATTATTTACATAAACAGATGCGCCAGCATTATGGTTAGCTGCAGTAGTTCCATTTTGGCCACGCCAAGCATTAATAATCTGATTGCC